GTTAGCTAACTCTAAATGAGCCATTACAATACCTGTATTGCTTGCCAAGAAATTCATGGACATATCCCAATTCTCTGGATTAATCCATGGTACTAAATGCACATCACATCCATCATAGTTTATCGTTGATGGCTTCATAATAATATTAATATTGCTTGTATAATATCCTAATAGTTCTTTAAGAGAACATAGCTCGTTAGTATTCTTATGGAATACATCATGGTTACCTGGAATAATATCCATGGTCATACCGGCCTGTGTCAGAGGCTCAAGAAAATGTTTTCTATTAGCATTTAAAGCTTTAAAGTTTACAAATTTTCTATGGTCATAATAATCACCAAGATGTATTATATGTTTTATATCATTATCTTTACAAAATGGAAAGAAGATTTCGGTAAAAAATCTTTCTTGAAAGTCTATGAATATCTGTGAAGAATTCCTAACACCACAATGGGTATCATTTAATAATGCTATCTTCATTTAAATGGTGCTCCTTTTAACCAAACAACTAATGAATATCTTGTACCTTTTGTTACCTTATCTACCTTATGCCATACATGAGATGGGAATACATTAATAGAACCTTGAGGTCTTCCTGCATAATTCTTTACAGGATTTGTCTCACCATATTTTATTTCAGGGTCGAAGTACATATCTCCACCTTCAAAATTATCATTTAGATTTACAGTAACACTTAGCTTTCTTATTTTGCCATCCTTAAATGGTTCAGCAAATGAATCTCTATGCCAATCATAAAATTGTCCAGGTTCATATTTTGTAAATTGTAATGCCATTACTGGTTCCCAATCTAAATTCCATCCAGCTTCTTTATTGGCTTTATCAACATAAGGATGTATTAAATCTAAAATCCATGGGTCATATAACCATACAACCTCTGAATCTCTATTTATACTTACATTACCTGTGGATGTCATTCCTGGCACCGTCCCTTGGGGAAGTGCATAGTCAATTATATAATCACATGTATCTGAATCTATAGCCTTTGGAAATGACCATATAAAATTTTTAAACCGCATTAGTTATAGTATGTGTCGGGGTCCATCCCAGCTCCTTTAATTTTGTTATATCTGCACATGTTCTTACACGTTCATGTGGTGGATTCTCAAATCTTTTCTCTGGAGTATTCCATGGCATTAAAATTGCTGCTACTTCTGCTAGAGATGTAGATTTGCCTGTTCCAATATCTTGCACCTTACCTACCATTATATCATAGTTTTCTAGCAATGTACATATACCGGAACAAATATCTTCTATATGGGTCCAATCTCTTTCGTGTCTTCCATTAATATATTTAACTGATTCAGGGTTGTTTATCATTCTATCATATAGCATATCCTTTCTTCCTGGATAAACTGTATGAGGTCTAAAGCCTACAAAATCTTTTCCATCAAGTTCATTAACCTTTTTGGTTGTAGCATAAGGATTGGTCCACCATTCTATAGCATTTGAAGATGAAGCATATAAACATTTTGCATTATTATATTTACACCAATCAAAGACAGCTCTTGTACCATTGACATTTACATCCCAATATTCTTCAGGAATCTCTAATGATTTACGAACACCTGTCATAGCAGCAAGATGGATTACCATATCAAATCCATACCTTTGGTATCTACTATTAAATGTTCTTACATCACCTGAATAGCCATATACAATATGGCCTTTTTCTTCTAAGTATGGAGCTAGATGTGAACCGATATAGCCATGATGTCCTGTCATTATAATATTCATCCTTGACCTCTATATTTTTTAAACGAAGCTCGTTTACTTTTATTCATTGATGAAGTCTTAATCCATCGTCTACCGATACTAGTTTTCTTTCTGACACCGCGCCACTTTATTCTTTTAAATCTCATTCTAAAATTGGTTCTCGTATCTCGTTATTAATCAAAATAGCTTCTTCTAATAATTTTAATGGGGAACCTTTTCTAGAAGCCGAGGTAGCAAAGGCTAATGTATCTTTTGGAAAGCACATACCACCAAATCCACTTCTTCTATCAGTTCCTGGAACCATCATATGACTTGAGCCAATTCTCTCATCCATTGCTACTAACTCTGTTAACTCATCAAATCCTTCATCACAATACATATTATATAATTCATTGAAGAATATAACCTTAGTTGCAAGAAAACAATTAATAGTATATTTTGCATAGGCCGCATGCTTCATAGAAGTAAAACGTACCTTATCTATTTCAATACCAGAATTTATATACATATCATACCAATATCTGGCATTATAGCCACCAAATATAGCAAACTTTTGATGACAGAATTCTTCATTTGAATCAGCTTCTGTTAAGAACTCTGGATTAAATGTTAAGTCTTGGTCATCTTCAAGTAACTCAACTAGTTCAATTGATATAGTTGACTTAATAAGAATAGGAACTGCTGGTGCTACTGAACGAATTTCTCTATGGTATTGCTCAACCATCATATCATCGCATTCACCTCTTGCTCCTTGAGGTGTTGGTAAACATATTATAATACCATCATAATAACCATAATCTGAATAGTCATTAATGCCATCATCTAAAGGATTCATATCCTTTGGTGGGTCCATGATTTGTATATAATTATCTTCGTCTTTATTTAGACCTTCATATACAGCTTGACCTACAACACCATAACCAATAATTAATATATCTCTATGCGTCATCCATCACCTTTTCAAGACCTTTCTTTTTCTTTTCTGTTTTCTCAAAATCTTTAATAGCAGTGTCTGCTTCTTTAATCCTACTAATCTTTTCACGAAGGGTGTCGAGGAATGATTGGTCAATAGGACTATTCATGTCAATAGCAGATACAAAGTCTTCAATATTTGCTTGCTCCATGAATTTAAATTTAATGTCTTGCTGTTTCTTTTCTTTTACAATACGTCTTATAAAAGCAAAGTAAGCTATTTGAGTAAAGTAAGAGAATGCATTTGGCTTTCCCGTACGGGTGGCCGTGTCTATTCTATAATTGTATATAGCTTTAAGACAATTCTCAACTCCATCCATAACCATTTCATCTCGATATGTATATCGTACAAAGTTTGGTTTATGAGATAATCCTTCACATATCTTCATAAAGCATATAGCAATATAATCTGGTACTACTGGGTTTTTTATTCCCTTATCCTTTGCTTCTTGAGCTTCAGTTACATAGTCAACTACAGCATAACTAAACTGTCGATTATTTACGTAATGGGGTTTGTCTCTAGGTTTGATTTTTTCATTCATATTATCTCCATGTTTATATACATTATATCATAAAACGTTATACAAGTACATACCGGCAATTTAATTAATATTTATTTTGCAAAAAGTATGTACATTAACCTATTTATATGTTATAATAAGAACTGGGTTCTGCGGGGGATACTATATACCTTTAATGAGTGGTAGCATTACCTTTCATTATCCTCATCTGTTCTTTAACTTCATCAGACAATGTAACATCATCTAAGATTATTTTCATATAATGAGCTTTTACATCTAAATTAACTTCTGATGTTAACATTATATTAAAATCTTCTATAACATGTAATTTCTGCGATGAGAATGGTAGCCATGGTGTCATAACATAATGATTATTATCTTCAACAATTACTTTCATAGGTTCTTCTAAACCAATTAATGCACCATGAGCTTCTTCTATGTCATGTGTATATGCAACAATCGATTCACCTGAAACCAACTTGTATAACTTTACTGGAACATCTTCTAAATGTTCTGGAAATTTTTTCTGTTTTATGTTTGTGTCCATATACCTATTTATAATAATTTAACTTCGTGAATCTTGAATTTAAACTTTTCTTTAGCATATATTTTAACTCTTTCACCGCTATGATTTAAAGTATAATTCTTATTAGACTTCCAATGCAGGTCATCTGCTATATCATATAATATTGTGTCTTGTTTTGTCTTACGTAATCCTCTACCAATAGATTGAAGTACTCTTATTTGTGATTTACTTGGTGAGGCAAATATAATATTATGAAGATTAACTATATTAACCCCTGTAGAGAATGTACCATAAGAACAAACAAGGATAGCATCCTTCTCTGTCTCTGTTATAGCTCTTATCTCTTCTCGTATATCTGCTGGGACTTTACCACTTACAAAGAATACTTTTCTTTTACCTATTCCCCATAATCCTTTAGCGGCTTCATCTATTAATCTAAATAATGGTTCACCATGCTTCTCTACATATTGGAATAAAACTAATGTGTTACCCTTCTGGTCTAATGCCAAATTCTTAATAAATTTATTCCGCGCGTCGTTCGTGACAATCCAATCTACCTCATCTTGGTATTTCATATCCTTTACTAATTTACATGCTTCATCATTATGCTTAAGCAATATAATATCGATTGATATATTAGCAAGGTCTCCTCTATCAATAAGAGCTTTAGAGGTAGTGATATTCTTATGTGGTCCAAACAAACCTTCAAGAACAAGCTTATGTGTTTGTGTACCATCAAGAGTACCTGTCAATCCAAATCTATATCGAGCCTCAGTACATTTAGTTAGTATACTTGTTAGAGACTTAGCTTTAAATCCATGTGCTTCATCGCCTATAACCATACCGAACTGCTGGAAATATCCTTTTTGCATTTTGTATATAGATTGCCATGTGGATATATACACTCGTTTAGTCTTATGGCCTTTATCAAGTCCTGCCATAATCTCATGACAATTATCTGTAACAAAAAAGCTATCATCATTATCGGCATACTTACAGAAGTCACCATACATTTGTTTGACGAGACTTGTAGTAGGTACTATTATTAATACCTTGTCCTCTTCACGAGCTAAAAAATATCTCATAAGAAGATATATTATTAATGATTTACCTGAAGCTGTAGGAGATACTAGAAGACCTGACCTCGTTCGAATACCATGTTGTATAGCTTCTACTTGATAATCTCTTAGTATATGTGGTATTGGTAATGTTTCAAACCAAGACATGTCATCATCATATACAAATCCTGGGTGATTATATTTTATTGTTGAGGGGTCATCCCAAGTATCAAGCTTTATATTTCTCTCTATACAAAAAGCTTTTACATAACCAAACAATCCAGCATATATAGATTGGTCACGCATATTTAATAGACGTATTTTTCCATCCCACATTTTATTTCTAAATTGAGGGGTGAACTTATAGTTAGGAACAAAGAACGTGAAGTACTCTGCTAACTCATGTAGGATTCCTTTATCGTCACAATCAATGTAAAGGAATGCATTATTTTTAACTTTAACAGTTATATTACATATAGGCATTTTCTCTATTTGTATGGTCAGTCACATCTACTATCGCACTAATTTCAGGATAGAGTCTTTTAAGTTGTCTTTCTATTCCATCCTTTAATGTTAATGCTACTGAACTACAACCTTGACATCCTCCACCAAAATTTAAAACTATTTCTTTATTATCAGTAATCTCTACTAGTTCACAGAAGCCACCATGAGAAGCCAGTCTAGGACTGATATCAGTATAAATTGTGTATTCTATTTTTTCTTTAAGGGGTGCATCAGCTTTAGGCGCATCGCCTTTAGCATTCGGTGCAGTGATAGTAAGCTTTTTAGATGTACCATCTACCTTTAGTGCTACATCAGAATCTTTTAAATAGCCAAGATATGATACAGAAATATAAGCATCAAAACCTTTGTATGGGAATTTTGTAAATTTTTTATGAAGTTCTTTAGGTCTAGCAAAATTAAATGTTACATTTGCTACAGGTGTTCCTGCCTTTTCAACCTCTATTTTTAAACCAAGCTCTTCATCTTGTTCTTTAAAAAGGTCAGCTATATATTGTTCAGCTTCTTTTGAGATAGTAAACATTATTCAAAATTTACCGTATTTCTATCATTATATTCTTTAAACTTAACCATGTATTCTTCTTCTGTTAACTTATGCCAACCTATACATTTACCAGTAGGCGAACGTCCACAGCTACATGGAAATTTTTCATGGGGTGGAATACCTTTAATTTGTCTTTTCATTAAATACTCCTTTAATATTTTTTTCTTACGTACCGGCTTCAAAGCTTCTCCATTTAATTATGTTACCAATATTTTGATGTCTCCATCGTATCGTATTCATAATTTCTTCTAATGTTTCTATAAGAACTTTATCATATTCTATATGAGCTTGCATCTTTTGGATATCAGTATCAGCATCATAATAATAATTCATTTGTCCTTTCAATGGTTTGTTCAAGCCTTTATAAGGATCGTATTCCCAACCAAGTTCATCAAGTTGTTCTTTAGATAATTTACCACCGTAATATAACCACTTATCTTTAAGTAGTGTTTTATATTCTAAGTCTCTTTTCTTTCTACGCATCTTAGCAATAGTAATTAACTCTAAGTATTTACTATGCATCCTTGCTGTCTTAATTGTAACATCATCTAATTTAAACTCATCTATAACAGAGTCATCCTTCCACATTTTTAAAACTTCTTCTATATTCATAACGTAATCATATTTATATTTGATTTAAATTCATCTAACCAAGGGAATGTTTTTTTCCAGTCACATCCTCTCCTTCTATCTATATCGGTTAGCTCTTCTTTTAGTTTATTTATTTTTGCATAATCAACAGGTGTATCATCTATAGCTTTCTCATATCCCTGCATCATTTTTTTAATGCTGTCATGCCAGTTTCCAGCATCTATTTCTTTATAAAGTCTTTTAAAATCTTCTGCAAAAAATCCTTTAGGGAATAATTCAGGTATCATATGAAATGGCCATACAACAAAATTAGCTGATAAATGTACTTTCCAAAATTTATCCTTTGTATTATATTTGTTTGCCATAGCTACTAATTCTGGTTGAGTCTTTATTGACATAGCATTCATTGTCATATGAAGTTCTGGTTCAATCTCTGGATATTCTTGACATAATATACTAAAATTCTTTTCCCATTCTTTACAATTACCACCCCATCTTATATACTCAAATGATGGTCCCCAACTATCAATAGAACAAATAATTCTTATATGCCCTAAGAATTTGGCTTTAGATAGAAATTGTATTCTATCCATTAATTCACGAAACTTTTTAGGCCGTACTTTTAAGTTACTAAATATTGTTAATTCTAAATGAGGACAAGGATGTGCTTCAAAAAAATCTAATAGTTCATGTATCTGTGGTTGGTAAAAAGGTTCCCCACCTAATATATTAAGTTTAACTAAATTATAAACACCATGGTCTAACCATTCCCAAAATTCTTTTTGTATATTTTTATATTTCTCTTCATCATTAAAAAATTCTAATGCATAAGGTTGTATCTTTTGTTCAAGACCAAACTTTTTATTCTCAGCTTCCCATGTAGTACTATATTCAGCAGAACAATATACACAAGCTTGATTACATAAATTGCTGAAATATATTTCC